TATCATCGAAGAGGTTTCGAATCGTTGAAGGGAACTCGAGGATATCAAACCTACGGAGCGACTTTGCAATCGTCTTCTTCACCAGGGCAAGCAATAAGATAGGACGAATGCGCTCTCTATTGTCATCTGTAAGTTTCTCGAAGTAAACCGACATAACTTCATCGAGCGTTTCCTTCTGCAATGGTATAGTTCTGAAGAAGTAAAGATAAGATGCATCGATAGGATAGATTGAATCCATCTGATCCATAGTCTTTATTTCGCAACGTTCCAAGATAGGATAGTAAGGAGTCTTGCGCCACAGTTCAGCGATTTCACCTTCTGTTGGTTCAGACAACAGTTGTACAAGCGTATCGATAGCGTTGCAATAGTTTTCCATATAAGAACGCTTCATCGCCTCCAGTTCATACTTATACACATTGACCTCGCCCTTCCTTCGATTCACACTATCAAAGATGATTTGATTTGCCATGGTCATGTTTGCCATAGCAGCACGCAAGGCTTCCATAAGAGGAGAGTTTTCTTCCTCTTTTAAAAGTTCATCGAACACAGTACGACTGATTACGGTTTCGATGCGCTTACGTGCTGTAAGACCAGACGAACGCAAATCGTTCAGGTCCATATTAGTTTCCACTCCAGGCGCATAAAGACTGAAGGTGGAGAAGTTCTTGAAAATATCTACTAATACATTCTTCATGACTGCTGCTGATTTAATCTATCTTTCGGTGCGACGTCTTCCTGTCGCTGAGGAACCTCACGATAGAAGCCTATACGATAACCCTGTTTATAGAGTTCAGGGAAGTTCAATCGGAGAGCGAGATTAAACGGTTCTGCACATATCTCGTCCTCTGGTGTGAGTGACATTATATAGATAAGGTAGTTATAGTATGCGTCAGAACCTGACTTGCTGATAACACCATCCTTGCTAACTGCTGTTATAGATGCATCCAAACCAACGCTTGAGAGTAAGGCTTCTTCTGCTCGCTTATCGTAAGAAATCAAAGATTCGATATATTCCTTATACTTAAGGTCGATCGTTTCGATTCTCCACTGCTGCTCGTTACCAGAGCTATCCATAAATGAAATAGAAGAGTAGGCTTTGCCTTGGTTATCTGCACCGCTCAGATAGTCGCCTATCTTGCGCAGCTCCAATCGCATATACTCTACAAGCAACGATTCACGATATTCAGTACCGATACTGATACCGTTATACTTCACCAAGTCCTGTTTCTTAGATGAGCGAATCTTATTCTCCTCGCATAGCTTAGCTAACTGATTGCGCTTACTTGACACCCACGCATTCGGAATGATGATGTGTATCTTCGCTGCAAGGGAATTACGCAAGAAGGAGTTAATGTAGGAGGCGGTCTTGTTACTACCTTGAATATATGGACGTGCGCCCTGATGGGTTTCGTTCACACCGTAGAACTCGTCGACTGATTTCTCTCTGTGGTGTGACACAGCAGCGAATAGATAGTTGTCAACTTCTGACAATGCGAACTTAGGGTATATCTTGTAATTGCCTAATCCGTATGTCCACCGTCCTACAGCTATGTTATTGAAGTCGCCATAATTAATCTGATCGTAGGCTACATCCTTACGAGTGGTAGCAAGACGGCAGTGCTTATTCTCCAAGGGTTCTAATCCAGCTACTGGCAACATACCAATACGCTTACCACGTGAGAACCTCCACTTAACGAAGTAATCACCGAACCAGTAGTAGTTCTTGATACAGGTCTTAGCGAACTCCTGTGCAGATGTTTCCATACCACGATCTTGCCAAGAGTTCATCCACTCATCCCACGCAGGTAGTGCGGTGTACTCACGTCGCAGCTTACCACCTTCTACTGTCTGCATATAGGCGCATGGTCCATTACCATAGAGCATCTTAATCTCCTTGCTATACAAGCGAGGCAGCAGGCGGTTCTGCTTTATCTCCATCGTTACCTCTTCACACAGTGCGTTGTTCATACCACGCATACACACTTGGTATCCATTCACACTCATCCACTGGTGTTCATGTAGGCAAGTCTGTCTACCCTGTGGTACAAGTAGCCCTGGACTCGTCGACAGTTCTCTCCCTTCCCCAATCTGAAAGGAGAAGGTATTGCCGTCCATGACGTAGAGTCCAGCGTTGCCGTGCAGTTCAATACTATCTGTCATAACCAATTTATCTTATGTAGTTTATATCCGTCTTGTGGGAACCCCATGTATCTGATGAGTATGCGATAGCACATCTTGGGGTTTCCCTCTTGGTCCTCGAATAGAAAGAAGTTCTCGGAGTCGACCTTGAAACACTCCTCTGGTAGTTGTGTGCGGTACTTGCAATGTTCCTTGACTACCATTTGCTCGCCTGCCATACCTTGTGAGCGAGCGTAAGGGAAGAAGCAGATAGTGAAGTCACCTTGTGGTACTCTGCTTATCTCTCTTGCCCATTGCATTGCCTCGATGCCGTTCAATTCAATTGTCTTCTCCATTACTTGCGAAATTACTGAAAATCGCTGTGGGAACAAAGGACGATTTTATCCCCTCCCTGTCATATTTCCCAACTTTTGGAACGTTGCACCTCTTTTCCTCAACTCAGCGGTGCGTGGTGATTTCGGTCGTTTGTTTATTTTTGATTTTGATTTTCAAAACGCAAACCGCTGAAACACAACAAAGTAAGTTTTTTACCTATGTAAATAGCCCCCGTTATTGTCGATTTTCAGACACATTTTATATTACGTTCGCTACAATATTAGCCGTTAAATAGTAAGATTTTCGGGTAAATCGTCGGGATAACTGCTTAATTCCTTTTTAATAAGGTCAGAATAAAGACCGTATAAAAGGTAAATCATCGCACTTGGGAGCTGCGTTGTTAGTCCTGGTCTTCGCTTGAGTTCCTCCTTCTTCTCTGAAGCCTTGTCGAGTTCTATTCTTCCGTTTGTTTTTTTCAACGGACTGATAAGAATAGCACTGCAAAGGTAAGGGCATTCGTTCTCATCTATTCGCACCTTTGGAAGCAAAGGAAGTTTCTCGCCAAAGAGCAACTGGCAAAGGCGGAACTGCTGCCAGTGGTAAATGGTCGGTGCACCGTCGTTGTAAAGGATAACTGAAAATCCGTAACTCTCTAAGGCAGCCTTCATCGTTAGTGAGTCAGTAGTTATCTGCTCTAATTCCTCACGTGTCTTGTTACCAGCACGGTCAGGATAAAGGTGTATTACCTTATTTACCGCATCAGTACCAAAGAATGAATACACCTGCTGCGCAAGGTTCTGCTGGTCGTCTGGTATGTACGCCCAAAACTCTTTGATGATGTCGAAGCGACTACCATAGTCTTTCTTCTGTCCAACGATGAGCGATTGAAAGTTACCAGGGTCGTAACCAATGTAGAGCGGTTCACGCTTATCGTAGTGGCGAAGATAGCGAGCGGTCAGGGTAAAATGGTCCTTGAGGTTCAATTTCAAAATTTGGTCATAAATGTAGCTATCCTTGAACTGGTGTCGCTCGTGGTCGTAGGTGGTGAAGAACTTGTTAGTTACCTCCTTATGTCGAATAGCACAGATAGCGGTCAAGAACTCATCCATGTCAAGCGTATCGAGCTGGGTTTTGAAGAACTTAGGACCCAAGATGTCTTTATTGCAGAACGATGAAGCACGGATATAGTAGATTGCGTTCCTTCGCATATCTGCTAATCGTGGTTTCCATCGGGCAACAAAGGCATTAAGGCGTTCATTCTCCAGTCTGATTTTCTCCATTGTGACTGGGTTCTTCGTGTTGCGAAGGTCCTGTTGAAGCATAAACTGCTTATAAAGCGACTGGTTTATGGCAAGCGACACACTGGCTATCTCCTCAATGAGTTGGCGGTCCATCTTGTTTTCGTATTCTTCAAACCAATCGTCTTCACCAAGGTCGACACGTGCGGTATCACTCACACCTGTAACGCCTTCATAGTAAGCAGAGCGACGGATGTCAGCAGAACCACCACGAAGGGAAGGGAAGAGACGTGACTTGAGTTTTTCACCACTGTTATGTTTCATCTCCTCGACGAAGGCGTGCACGGCATTACGACCTGCGACACTTTCAGGCTGATCTGAAGATACTAATTGAAGGTGTGCACCATTGCGAAAGATGACCGAGTGCTTAGCATAGGCAATAGGGTAGCGTGGTCGACGGAAGTGAGAAGGTAGCTTTGCTTCGCCCACCACATAGTCGATACCATACTCCAACATTGCTCGTTGTTTACCGTTCACGATGACAGGGCGAGAGAACGAAGCCTGAATGTTAGGCCAGACGTTCGTCATCAAGGCGACGTAAGTCTTGTGAACAAGGAACGAAAGTTCACCAGGCATATCATTTGTAACACGAATAAGACGAGGAACGATAACGCCCTCCGTCTTACCAGTCGCACGAGCCCACTCTGCATAGAGCATATTCGGGTCGATAATATTCGCTAACAGCTGAACACGGTTCATATAGTAATGCTCGAAGTCAACTGTAGGCTGTTCGTTGTTTATAATTTCATCAGTCATTTTGAATCTCCTCTACTATTTCTGCATCTTGAATGTCAGCATCACGCAGCAGTCGTTTCTTCTCCTTGTTCTCAACAGGAAGAGAATCGATAAGCTTAATATAAAAACCTTCGTTGTGCTTAGCAGCGATTTCTTTAAGATTCTTCTTCGAAAATCCAAGTTCTTCTGCTGTGAGCTCTGGAGAAATCAAGAAAAGAACACCTAAATCCCTATCTGCTTCTGCTATCTCCGAAGACCGACGACGACACTCAAGAGCAGCATCATAACACGACTTCATACCTTTATAGTCGCGATTAAGTGCGCAGAGTTTAGCAAGGTCTTCATATTTGTTTGCAAAATTGCTCTCCCAAACCTTTATAGGAACATTGCAGTCAACCTGAAAGTAGTTGATTGCCTGATAGATTCTCGCCATACAAGTGCGCTCTTCTATCTTTATTCGCTGCTCAGCGTTAATACGAAGCTTCAGTTTCTTAGCTGCTCTCGTAATATTACGCTCGTGTTCGAATATCTCAGCAGACCATTGCAGCTGCTGCAAGAACAACTTAACATCTTGAGGTATGCCTTCACAATCTCCATTCGTCAAGAATGCAGATATTAGGTCAGGGTGGATAGTGTCTAACTTCTCAATTTCGCTTTTCATATTCCAAAGAGTTTCATACGTAGGTCTTTCTCAGCACGCTCATTCTTACGTTCCTCGAGTAAAGTAATAGAATCGTTATCACCTTTCTCAGCCTTCTTAGCAAGTTCAGCGTCTATGTTATACTCTCCAAGTGCGAGACCTTGTTGGTACGCCTCAAAATAAACATCACCAGGAAGAGTTATGCGGTATAGCAATGCTTCTCGCTTAGCTTTCCTTAAGGCAAGTAGCTGACAAATACGTTCGGGGGTATAGTTTAACGCCCCGAACGTTCTGACTTGATTTACATATTCATCTGATAGAATCTCTTTTACAACTAATTCTGACATAGAATTATTTTTTTAGTATCGTCTTCCGACAAGACTACGCCATCTCTCTCTAACAGAATAGGCTGCTGTGGAAACATAGACATAAATCTTCGTACAGTTGCCGACACATATTTAGGATCTATTTCCATTCCATACCCAATGCGGTCTGTCTGCTGGCACGCCATAATGGTTGACCCTGATCCAGAGAACACATCGACAACTACATCGCCATTCTTTGTACTATTAGTAATAGGATACGCCATCAGCGCAATAGGTTTCATCGTCGGATGGATTCGATTGGCTTTTGGTTTGTCGAAATTCCAAATGGTAGTCTGCTTTCTATCAGAGTTCCAAAAGTGAGCAGCACCAGGCTTCCAACCATATAAGCAAGGTTCGTGTTGCCACTGATAATCTTGTCGACCCATTACAAGAGAATCCTTAACCCAAATGCAGCACTGTGCTATCTTGAAGCCTGCTTCTCGAATTGCCCTGCGGAAATTCTCACCTTCAGAGTCTGCGTGGAAGACGTAGAATGAACCTCCAGGCTTGACAATGGAAAACATCACATTAAACACAGACTGCAAGAAGCGAAGGAATAAGTCATTCTCCATAGAGTCGTTCTGTATGGTAAGTTTGCTATCTCCTCCACCTTCGTAATTGACATTATAAGGAGGATCAGTGAGAATCATATCAGCAACTCGTCCATTCATTAGTGCAACGATATCGCTCTTAGACCGACAATCTCCGCACATCAATCTATTATTCCCAAGTCTGAAAATATCTCCAGGACGAGCAAACGCTTCATTATCCTCTTGTGGAATTGTGTCAACAACATCTTCTTGAATATCAGTTGTGTCACTCTCTGATGCAAAGAGTTTATCGGTGCCGATTGAGAAGTCATTTTGTTTTACTTCATAGCCAAGATTGAATTTAGCAAGATCATCGCCACTGATATTATACTTGGTGAATAGGAGAGTGTCTGGGTTCTTCTGAGCGAACTCTGAATTATAAGCTGCAATCTCTTCGACGGCTTCCTTCTTATTAGATGCTTGGATTTCCTCATAGGGAATCTCTGGAATCTTAAATCCATAGGAGCGAAGTCCAAGAAGGGCTTTACGTCTCTGGTGAGCATCTATAATCCAAAGTTTACCTTCAGAATCTTTCCATACTTTGAATGAATACTTGAAACCTCGAGTGATGATGAGCATCTGAAGCTTCGATAGTTTGTCTGCATCAGGCTTTTTGAAATCTTCCTGAAGTTCGATAAAAGAGTCCAGCGGGGCAGTAGGCAAACCGCCCAAATTAAAAACTTTTATACTATTTTCCATTGTAATTATTTATTTTGTTGTTCAAGAACCATTTTAAACAGTCGCTCTTTCTCTTGGTACTTTTCGAGGTTCCGCTTGTCAGCCTCTCTTTTCTCTTTACGATCCTTGCGCTTAACGAACGACTTATAACGCTTGATGTTGTCGAGAACGTTCTTGTGCTGACGGAGGAACTCGGCTGGGTCAGTGCGGAGCAGCTTAATGAGCTGGGCTATCTCTGAGCGTCCGAAGAGTATCGGGTGTTTGCAGAGGAACTTACCAGTATCGTTTAAGGCTTGCAGCTCGGCAAATGCCTGAAGATTGCGGATGCGCAGCTCTGCCATTTCAGCAACAGCCTGTGCGGTGGGCTTCGTCTCCAGCAGTTCGTCGAGCTGCTTCATTTTGCGCCAAGTGTTGATGCGGTCGTTATAGATGACGGTCGCCATCTGTACGTCCGCATCAAGCAGGTTATCCCAGTCTATTTTCGGGTACTCTTCTTCTTTTTTTTTGGAGTTGCTTTCGCCTTCTCCTTCTTAGAAGAATCTGTGTCCTTATCCTCTGATGGGAGAGGATTTTCCTCTGATGATTGCTCTGTAGACTCGTTATCTTCAGAACCTTCTTCAGATGACTCATCGCCACCCTCTCCTTCCGATGGGTTCTCGTCGCCTTCGCCACCGTCAGCGTCAGGGCTTTCATCTCCATTAGCGTTAGGAATCTCAGGAATCTCGTCTCCATCTTCAGAAGAGTTGTTGGCGTTGTTGTTATCATTATCCTCGTCGGCTGCTTGATTAGCATACTCACGTCGATTACGTACGATTTCGTCATGCTCGCAATGATCAAGAAGGAGGAAGAGTATCTCCTCGTGATTTTTCTCTGGCGAGAGGTCGAAGCGTGTGAAATCAGTAAGATGTGGTGCTTTCTCGTGCAGCAGGGCAAGGTCGGCTTCCACAACAGTTGGGCTTACCAACTTATGGAAGTGCGTTAATTTCTCTTTTGTGCTGTACATATTCTTAATATAAATGGTGAATAAGCCCCCTCCCGTGAAGGG